TCGGCTTTGTGTGCAGCAGATCACCCGTCTATTTCGGGTAATCAGTCGAACGTTCTGGCAACTGCTTCCGATCTTAATGAAACGTCTCTTGAGCAGATGTTGATTGATATCGCAGGCTTTACCGACGAGCGTGGCCTGAAAATTGCTGTTCGCGGAATGAAACTAATCATTCCAAAGGAACTGCAATTTATCGCAGAACGAGTTTTGAACTCAGCCCTGCGTCCCGGCACTGCCGACAACGACACTAACGCACTCAAGTCTATGGGTATGCTTCCAGAGGGAGCAGTGGTAAACCACTTCCTGACAGACACTGACGCGTTTTTTGTCAAAACCGACGCCCCTAATGGCTTCAAACTGTTTCAAAGAACAGCCATCAAAACTGCGATGGAAGGTGACTTTGATACTGGAAACATGCGCTTCAAAGCGCGTGAGCGATATTCGTTCGGTGTTTCCGATTGGAGATCCGTTATCGGCACTCCCGGTGCATAAGTTTGTAAAAACTTGTGAAAAAGAAGGGGCACATTGTTGCCCCTTTCTTTTTTGTGTATGCTAAAACCATCCCTGACAGTCGCATGTTGCGACTGACATGACCCAAGACAGGAGATAGACATGGGACAAACAACATTTTCAGGACCAGTAAGGTCCGAGCGCGGCTTCACCCCGGCGGGTTCAAATGCAGTAGTAGCAATTACGGCAGAAACAACCCTTACCTATGCAGACCATGTTGGTCGTATCATTGAAATTAACGATGCGGACGGTGCGGTTACGCTTCCAACAATTACCTCGGATACTATTGGCGCGACCTACAAGTTCATTGTTGGCACTGATTCGACTGATTTAGATGTCAAAACCGATGGCACGGACAAGTTTGTTGGTTCTCTTGCCGTAACAGGAACAACCACCAAGGCTTTTGCTCCGGGCGCGACTAATGACGTGATTTCGATGAACGGCACTACAACGGGTGGCGACAGAGGCTCAATTATTGAGGTAACCGCTATTGCTACCGCAGAGTACATGGTTTCAGGTTCTTTGGTTGGTTCAGGTACGGTTGCTACTCCATTCGCGGACTCGTAACAGGAGGCAATTATGGCTGATACAGTAGCCTCGCAAACGCTGTCGGATGGTCCGAAATTCACTGTTTTGAAGCTGACCAACATTTCTGACGGCACTGGTGAAAGCGCCGTCACGAAAGTTGATGTTTCGGCGTTGCAACCTAGCGCAGACGGTGACCCCTGTACGGGAGTCACTATCGAACGAATTTGGTGGCAATGTATTGGGATGAAAGTCCAAATATTGTGGGATGCCAGTACGGATTTGTTTTGTATCGAACTAGGTGAAAACCAGAGTGGTGATCACGACTACACAAAATTTGGCGGTTTGACGAACAACTCCGGGTCGGGCAAAACAGGTGATGTAAACTTCACCACAGTGGGTCACACGGATGCAGACACATACACAGTTATCCTGTACTTGAGGAAAAACTTTTAGTAAGGAAACTTAATATGGCAACAACCAAAGATGCTAAAAGACTTCCTTCCGGTCGAATAAAGTATCGGGGTGAAACGTTTGCAGGTTTTAACAAGCCCAAACGAACCCCCGGAAAAGCCAAAAAAAGTGCTGTTCTTGCTAAAAAAGGCAGTGAAATCAAGCTAGTTAGGTTTGGTGATCCAAAGATGTCGATTAAAAAAGATCAGCCGGGAAGGAGATCTAATTTTCGCGCTAGGCACAATTGTGACACGGCTAAAGATAAGTTTTCTGCTCGCTATTGGTCGTGCAAAGCATGGTGATGACCCGTGGAGACATGCCTAAAGGTTTAACGTACTACCGTAAAGGCGGTGCTGCGTCAAAAAAAAGCAAGGGCAGTAAAATCTGCCCTGCGGGTAAAGCATGGGCAAAAAGGACGTTTGACACGTATCCTTCTGCGTATGCCAACATGGCCGCGTCTAAGTATTGCAAAGACCCTAATTACGCAAAAGGTAGTAAGAAGAAAAAGTAATGGGTGAACTGAAGAAATGGCGAGAACAGAACTGGGTTCGCATCGATAGTGAAGGCAACATTGTTGGTAAATGCGGCACTTCTCCTGACAAAAAGAACCCTGATCGTTGTTTGCCGGAGTCTAAAGCTCGTTCTTTAACTAAAGCAGAACGCGCTGCTACCGCACGTAAAAAGAAAAAAGCGGGAAAAACTGGTAAGACGGTTGTGTCTAACACTAAAAAAGCCACTGTTAAAGGCATGCGCGAAGGCGGTGCTGTCCGCAAGGAAATTGCGAGGGGCTGCGGTGCTGTTTTAGAAAACCGCAGAAAAGTAACTAAACACCTGTGAGGTAGCTATGTCGGTAGTAAATTTGGGCAACGGTGCCCCAAAACAAAAGACTGCAAAAAAGAAAGTTTCTGCCATGAAGTCCAAAGGCATGAAGATGGGCGGTGCCCTGATGAAGTCCAAAGGCATGAAGATGGGCGGTAAAGTGTCCAAAATGAAGTCTAAGGGCTATCGCCAAGGTGGAAAGGTAAGCAAGTAGAGCATGGCTTACCTACAGTCGAACATCCCGCACTTTAAATGCTGGGTAAGAAAAGAGTTTACGCATAACCACGAGGCTTACCACGGCGAGTTTTTGCACGCCATGGCTGTTGCCGTGACTACGATGCCTTGTAGATGTCTGAGTTTTCAGATGATTTTCACGGGTATTGAAGCAGAGGGTGAGGAAGAGGATACCGTGCATGGCGGTGCCATGTGGGCAAGGATGCCTATAACCGCTTTGGTAGCGGATGTTCCTTTGGAGGAATGGCCGGAACCTATGGCGGTGCATGACGCACAGCCTTGGGACTGTTCCTCGCACCACCACGCTGTTTATGTTTTAGATCGTGCAACGCCATGCCCTTGGATGGCAAAAATTGGTGGAGAAATGTATCCCGCCAAGTATCTTTTCACAGTAGACTACACCGAGAGTGAAATTGCGGATGACCCAGCACAGCACAAACAAAGTCACGTGCTGCAACTTTTAGATGCGGGGGAGTGGACAGGTAACATCGTTGCATTACCAAACAACCGGGTTCGTGTGACGCACCCCGCGTGGTTTGAAACGGGTACAGGCGCTCCAGATTTTAAGCCTTCGGCGCACATACATTACTCGAAGTCTGATTTAGACTACGTCCTTGATGTGAACCGTGTATTCGATAATTTATACCATGACAACGAGTAACAGCAAAAATTTTGAAATTGATGTAGCTGAATACATCGAAGAAGCTTTTGAGCGTTGTGGCTTAGAGGTTAGAACCGGCTATGACTTGGTCACTGCAAAACGTTCGTTAAATTTGTTATTCGCTGATTGGGCCAACCGTGGCCTTAATCAGTGGACGATTGAGCAAACGTCTCTCACGGTTGCCTCTGGAATTAGCGAATATCCCGCAGGAACTTTGTCTTTACCTGTAGCTGCTTCAGCCAGTTTTTCGGTAGGGGAAGCGATTACAGGCGGCACCAGCGGTGCCACTGCTTCTGTAATAAGTAAAACTAGCGCCACTTCAATGTCTACCACTGTTCCAACAGGTACGTTTTCTGCCGGTGAAACGATCACAGGTGGCACCAGTGGCGCAACCACCACCGTTTCTGCTGCGCAAGATTTTAGTGACGTGCAGTCCACTATCGACATTTTGTCCACGGTGGTGACTCGTGACGGCACTGACTTTGAAATAGACAGGTTGAGCCGCTCTGAATTCTTAAACATCCCCTCAAAATCACAGACAGGTCGACCAAATCAATTCTTTTTAGATCGTCAAATAACTCCTGTGCTAAAAATTTGGCCGGTTCCGGACAATAGCACCGATATTGTCAAGTTTAACCGCCTGACTCGTTTGGACGATGCCGATACTTTTACCGACACGGTAGATGTTCCTTTTCGTTTTTACCCTTGTTTAGCCGCAGGATTGGCTTACTACCTGTCTATGAAGAAAAATCCTCAGATGATGGGTATGCTAAAAAGTGTTTATGAAGAAGAAATGATCCGGGCTATGGAAGAAGATCGGGATAGAGCTTCTTTCCGGATCAGCCCTCCGGCCTATAACTACGGGGTGTAGCTATGACTTTTGCTTCAGGGAAAAATGCATACGGTATCTCTGACCGATCTGGTTTTCGATATAAACTAAACCGGATGCGAAAAGAGTGGAACGGTAGCTTGGTAGGATTTGACGAGTTTGAGCCAAAGCAACCTCAATTGTTGCCCCTTCCAAACGTAAATGACCCGCAAGCTTTAAAGAATCCTCGTCCGGACCGTGTTGAGCCTCTGCTGGTTTCAGTGGGTGTTCCCACGGTAGAAAGTCCGAATGGTCAGCCTGTGACGGGATTCACGCAAGTTGGCGAAGTAACAGTGGTGGTGGCATGAGTTTTACTTTAGCTTCGTTAAAATCATCGGTACAAGATTACTGCGAAACTTCGGAAACTACGTTTGTTTCTGACCTAGATACGTTCATACAAGAAGCAGAAGAGCGCATATTAAAAAATGTTTCTTTACCTGTTTTTAGAAAAAACGTTGCCGGAAGTGGATCTACGGGGAACCCCTATTTATCTACCCCTACTGATTTTTTAGCGTCTTACAGTTTGGCGTTGATTGACAGCAGTGTGTACACGTACCCTTTGTTTAAGCACGTTTCTTTTATACGGCAGTACTCGCCAAACCCTGCAACAACAGGTGTTACCAAGTACTATGCTTTATTTGACGACAACACGTTTATTTTATCTCCTACCCCGCCGTCTGATTACACCTACGAGTTACACTATAAATATCGCCCAGCTTCCTTGACCACTACTTCAGGGTCAGAAACGACTTGGCTTTCGGACAACGCTCCGGACGCGCTTTTGTACGGAACCTTGGTGGAAGCCGCCACTTTTTTAAAAGTCCCAGAAGAAATAGCTCAGTATGAGCAGCGGTTTTCACAAGCCGTGGCTTCTTTGAAAGCATTGGGCGAAGAGTATGGCGCAAGGGATGAATACCGATATGACATTGCTAGGGGATAAGATAAAACATGCTGATTGAAGCGCCACAGATGGAAATAGGAAATGTAATCGTCACTACCACGGCGGATGGTGGACACGATCCTGCGTTCTGGGCGCAATCTGCGGCAGACCGTATTGTAAGCGTAGGTAGCAGTTGCCACCCTGCAATAGCGCAGCAAGCGCAAGCATTTAAGGAGGCGGTTAGGGCTACGGCACTACACTGCATACAAGAAGCAATTAAAAGTGATAGAACCACTTTGATTGCTGAATTTGAACGTCAAGGCCATAAAGACATGGCAGACATAATTAGGAGTCTATAATGGCTATTACGACTGCAATGTGTACGTCTTTCAAGCAAGAGCTTATGGAAGCCAAGCACAATTTTTTGGCTAGTGGTGGCAACACCTTTAACTTGGCGCTTTATACAAGCAGTGCTTCTTTAGGCGCAGGTACTACCGCATACACGACATCTAACGAAATATCTGGAACGGGATACACCGCTAAAGGCGCTTCTCTGACGAATGTAAACCCAACAACGTCTAGCACTACCGCTTTTACGGACTTCGCTGACCTTACGTTTAGCTCAAGCAGTATTACTGCAAGGGGCGCACTTATTTTTAATGACAGCGCGTCAGGCGACCCTGCTGTATGTGCGTTAGATTTTGGTGGCGATAAGACATCTAGTTCAGGTGACTTTACGATTCAGTTCCCAACAGCGGATGCGTCTAACGCGATTATCCGTATCGCATAGCGGATAGTACATGGCTAACATCAACGGCTGGGGCCGTGGTGGTTGGGGCGAAGGCGCGTGGGGATCTCCCCTACCTGTCGAAGTCACAGGCACCGCAGGAACGGGTGCAATTGGCTCCGTCACAGTTGTTGAGGGGGCTGGAGTTGCCGTATCTGTTACAGGCGTATCTGCCACAGGTGCTGTCGGTACAGTTACTGTTGGCGCTGATGCGAATGTCTCTGTAACAGGCGTTGCCGGTACAGGCTCTGCTGGTTCAGTTTCTGTTGTTGAAGGCACTGGAGTTGATGTCTCTATCACAGGGGTATCTGCTACAGGTGCTATTGGCACTGTAAGTGTCGATCTAGGTATAACTGTACTGCCCACAGGTGTTACAAGCACTGGTGCGGCAGGTTCAGTAGCCGTTGTTGAGGGATCTGGGGTTGATGTTTCTGTTACAGGTGTGGCAGGAACGGGTGCCGTTGGCACTGTTGATGTTGATCCAGATGCTGTAGTCACAGG